GTTGCAGGTACAGCTAATACAGGCGGTGGTGGAGGGGGCGGCGGTTACGTTGCACCTGGAGTTGCTGGCGCAGCAGGTGGATCAGGTCTTGTTATTGTGCGTTACTTGAAATCGGCGGTTTAACTATGAGTCACTTTGCAGAATTAGATTCAGATAACAAAGTCATTCGCGTTCTTGTTGGCAATAACGATGACCCAGCAGGCGATGAAGGTTACTCATGGCTTATTGACAACCTTGGTGGCACTTGGGTAAAGACCTCATACAACAGCAAGATTCGCTATAACTATGCAGGGATTGGTTATACATACGATCCAATAGATGATGCGTTTATTGCTCCAATGCCAGACTGCGGACATGAAGAATTGACTCTCAACTCACAGAAGCGATGGGATTGTTCTAATGAAGCCCATACTCTGTAAAGCTGGACAGCAACTAAGGCTTCAGGTTGATGATAGTTACTCAGATAGAGATCGCACCTCAGACGGCTGGATTGGCGACACTCGTCATCAAGCACGTCCTTCTGACCACAATCCTGATGCAGAAGGTATCGTCAGAGCCATTGACATTGACAGGGATTTATCTGGCAAAGCAAAGCCAGACCTCATGCCTGACCTTGCGGATCAACTACGACTCTGCGGTAAACGTGGCGATAAGAGAATCTCTTATATTATCTTCGATGGCAGAATCGCATCGTCTAAGAAGTCTTGGGCTTGGCGTCCTTACGATGGGTCTAATAAGCACAATCATCATTGCCATATTAGCTTTACCAAGAAGGGCGATGCAGATGGCTCGTTCTTTAATGTACCCATGATAGGCGGAACAGCATGAATATGAAGCACCCAGCAATAATCTCAGTAGGAGCGTTCCTAGCAGTATGGGGTACAACTTCTAACTTTGCTCTGGATTACCGAGCAATCCTTGGTTCAATCGTTGCAGGTGTATTTGGATACGCCACTCCTAAGAAATGAGTGCAACCGACCTTGCTGCTTGGGCTGTGGGTGTTATCGCTGTTCTTGGTGGTGTGGCTTCATACACCCAGTTCATGATTAAGCATTACCTAAGTGAACTTAAGCCTAACGGCGGCGGCTCACTCAAAGACCAAGTAAGTCGCTTAGAAGCGCGTGTCGATACAATCATCGAGCTGTTAGGTAAGTAACACTAATATCATGGCAAAGAAGAAGGTCATAGACCTAGACACTTATAGCGCACTAGACGCTTATGCCATAGCACTTAACGAATGGTACAGATCACTGCGCAAAGCAGGGTTTACAGTCGAATTGTGTCTTGCAATCATTATAGAAAAAGATGCTTTTCCTGATTGGATTCTTCCTAGTCTGCCTAACCGTATAGATAACATACCCTACGAGGACGATGATGAGGACTAATGAAGAAAATCGTTATCCTAAGCGACCTACAAGTTCCTTTCGAGGACAAGCACGTTGCTCAGAATATAGCTCGATTTCTTAAGACGTTTAAGCCAGACCAGACAGTAACTATTGGTGATGAGATTGACTTCCAGACCATAAGCAAGTGGTCAGAAGGTACGCCTCAAGCCTACGAGCAGACCCTTGGCGATGACCGAGACCAATGCGTACAGCTTCTCTGGGAGTTAGGCGTTACAGACTGCATACGATCTAACCACACAGACCGCCTCTACAACATAATCATGAAGAAAATCCCGAGCTTCTTATCCTTGCCAGAACTCAGGTTTGAGAAGTTCATGAAGTTTGACGAGCTAGGCATTACCTTCCACAAGACTCCCATGGCTATCGCTCCTAACTGGATTGCAGTTCATGGCGACCATACGCCTATTAAACAACTAGGCGGTCTATCAGCCCTTGAAGCAGCCCGTAGGCATGGCAAGAACGTCATCTCAGGACATACTCACAGAGCAGGGCGTAGCGCCTTCACAGAAGCCTCTGGAGGCCGTATAGGGCGTGTTCTGCATGGGGTTGAGGTAGGTAATCTCATGGACTTTAGACAAGCTGGATACGTCAAGGGAACGGCTAATTGGCAGCAAGCCTTCGCCATCATGTATGTAAAGGGAAGCAACGTGCAGGTGGACATTATCCACATCGAGAAGAACGGCACGTTCATAGTCCAAGGCAAGGTCTATGGAAGGGTTCGCTAGGCCAGACTTCGGAGACGAGACAGTCGATGAAATCGTTACCGTTTCGTTATACAAGTTCGGCTTCTGTCAGCTTCACCTGATGTAATACTTCTGCTGTATCCAAAGTATGGATTACAGAAGGGCTCAAATGAACACAGATCATGCATTAGTTATGATGGGGATTATAGGCATATTTACTGGCTTCCTCATTGGCTACTCAAAGGGACACGAACACGGCAAGATTGCAGGGCGTATCGCCTACCGCAAGTCACAGTGTCAGCTTCAGCAGGTTGGTCGATGAACGCCCGTGACTACCTCAACGAAGCGAGAGCTACTATCCAAGACCGAGGACTTGATTACGGTCACCCTAGCGACAATATGCAGCGCACAGCCTCACTCTGGAGCGCATACCTCGAAATGCCAGTTACAGATTATCAAGTGGCGATGTGTATGGCATTGGTCAAAATCGCAAGAAGCATGGAGACTGCAAAGTCAGACACTTACATCGACCTTGTCGCGTACGCTGCAATAGCAGGTCAATTACATACTGAGGAGAACGATTTATATGTTTAACCTAGATGATTACGAGACAGTAGAAGAACGACTTATTAAGTATTGGAAGGATCACCCAGATGGTCAGATTCATACAGAGGTGGTTGAAGCAACCGCTAGCCGTTTTATTGTTAAGGCTCTTATCTATCGTACAGAGGCAGACGTTCGCCCTTGGACAACGGGTCTCGCGGAAGAAACCGTACAAGGTAGGGGAGTTAATGCTACGAGTGCCTTGGAGAATTGTGAGACTTCAGCTATTGGCAGAGCGTTGGCTAACGCAGGATATGCGACAAAGGGAAAGCGCGCTTCACGCGAAGAAATGGGCAAAGTGGCTAAGGCTACTGTAGTAAAGGCTAGCATCGAGGAAGTAAAGGCTAAGATGGCAGACACTTCACAGCAATATGTTCCAATAGCAAAGGCAGATGATCCATGGACAACTTGGGAAGCACCACCAGTTCAGACTTTAGAGACAGCAGTCGAGATGGTTCAGCAGGCTCTTGGTGGCACTGCGGTGGACGAGAGTTGTGTGCATGGAGCGCGCATCTGGAAAACTGGGACAACAAAGACTGGCAATAAGCAATGGGGTCATTGGCGTTGTCCTGCTCAAGCAACTAGAGACATGCCTGGAGGCGAAAAGCCTTGTAATCCTATCTGGTATGAGATTGCTAAAGATGGCACATGGCAGAAGCGAGCTGCATAATGGGTAAATTGTATTTTATGAATCAAGATAACGAGTACGAGGAATTCCCAGATGAAGAAGCAATGGCGCATATAAATGCTTCTGCTCAGATTCTACAAGATATGGGTTATGCCATTATCTGCCAAGGATGTAATGAACACCCAACAATTCTACAAATCAAACAACGCTACTTGCAGAAATCTTGGACTTGTAAGTGTGGCGTAATCAATTCTGCTGGCAAGGCATAACCTAATCGATGCCAAGTCAAAGCAGGAAACACCGAGGCTTTCGTACTGAGCGAGTGGTTGCAACCTATCTCTCGCAATGGTGGAGAAGCGCAAGCATCGGTAGGGGCTCTGGAAAAGACATACACAATGTTCCTTTCGACATTGAGGTCAAGGCTAGAAGCGATTTCCAACCCTTAGCATGGTTGAAACAGGTCGAGAAAAGGACACAAGGCAAAGAGCTGAGTGCCGTGGTGTGCCGTATGAATGGACAGGGTGAAGATGCTGCCGAGTATCTTGCTTTCATGCGGTTCTCAGACCTGATTCAACTATTGCTACCTATTTACGGAGATATACAGCAAGACTCGGTACAATTAGAACCTGAGAGATGCGCAGCTTGCGGATCGTGGAAGTTGGTTAATGTGCCATGTAGAACGTGTAAGTAATGCCAATATACGAATTTGAGTGTACCAACGAGGAATGCGAGGCTAACTTGCGCTACGAGAAGGAGTTATCAATCCATGAACCACATACAGTTACTTGCCAGTTCTGCCACAGCTCGATGCAGAAGATTTACTCAGTACCTAATATCCAATTTAAGGGTGAAGGCTTCTACTCTACAGATAAATAGTTATGCACAGCCTGTGGATAACTTTGCACATAAGTTACTTACACGTTTACGCCACGCCCATGTTATCCACATGCTTGACAGCCATGGTACTCTCTTGGCTAGAGCCTCTCAAAGGCTCACAGCGAGCCTGAAAGGCGTAGCTCGCTGGGTAGCAATCGTTATTGGGATATCTCTATCATTGCCTGTAGCACATGCTGATGGTGGCTCAATAGATGCTATTAAACCTAAAGACTTTATTCGTATGTCTATGGATCAAAGAGAAGCTGCTTGCCTGATCAAGTTATATGGTAAAGAGTCAGCCTTTAACCCTTATGCAATAGGCAACCTATCTGGTAAGTACCATACCTATGGGATACCTCAATTAAAGAACGCACTCATATATGATAAGAGTCCTATTCAACAGGTACAGTATGGGCTTAAGTACATAGATCATAGATATGATGGTGATACATGCAAGGCATGGAGTCATTGGTTAAGAAAGGGTTGGCATTGAGTACTAAGCGCAATGACCCTAGGCTATCGAGGAAGTACAAGGAAGTTAGATTGCGCAAGTTAGCTGAGGACGGTTGGACTTGTTACTATTGTGGATACGAGGGCAAGGACATGACCATCGACCACATCATTCCAGTTAGCAAAGCACCTGAGTTAGCCATAGAAATATCCAATATGGTCTCATGTTGCAAGCCATGCAACTCAAGCAAGGGAAACCGCTCACAGGGCGTTTTTTTAGAG